ATGACGCCTGAAATAAAAATAATTCATCAGCTTGCTGTAAATGAAATTTTTGAAATTACTTCAACAACAGAATCCGACTTAAAGGCATGGGTCGTGAATGGTCAATATCTAATGTCAAAAAAACTGGTACCTGCTGCTAAAAACCGTGCTACCAGTTTTGAACTTGATTTTAAACATTCTGATATCCTTCACGCGTCATTAGCAAATGACTGTAACCGATTTGCTCAAGCAGCAATTGAATCAATGTGGAGTGTAGGAAAAGTTGACAAGCTACCTAAAAGTACGGGATGGGCGGCTGTACAAATGTATTATTCTGCTTTTTTTGCTGCGCACGCAATATTGCGAATTTATGGAAGAGCTTGTACTCAATTAGAGCCCAATCATGTTAATAAAGTGTTCGAAATTGCGAGCGCAACGCAGTTTGATGACGGTGTTTCTAGTATTGAGAGTGGATTCTATTTTTCATTAATTTCGAATGGAGAAATTAAGTTTAAAAAGTTAAAAGAATCCCATGCTGATACATGGTCTTCTTTTTCAACTTTACTGACATGGCTAATTGATAATATTTCTAGTACAACGGGACTTGGATTGCATAAATCTGATGCAATTACATTTTTATCAGAGATAAAAGCGATAATCCACAGCTCCGGCGCTGCTAAGGGGAATTGGCTTTCACAAATTAGAAACAAGGTTAATTATCAGCACAGTCATGGTGTATGGTTTCCATACAAATTTGCGCTGCACAATAATGAAGCAGTATTAAGAAATGCAGAATGGTTAAAGGAACCTAAGTCATTTGATCTAGGTGTAAGTCATAATGATATATCAAAGCTATATAGTGTTAGCAATACCATATTGTCATTAATGTACCAGCTAATGAAATATGGTTATGAACGTTCTGGTAAAGTATCTGTTCCACTAACTAACGGGACATTTCGGCTTGTAAATCAAATACAGGTAGCGTGAAGGGAGTTAGGTGAACCAGTCGTTGCATGCGTTCTTATGCTTTTTTTTATATATGAGTAGGTAGATTTTTTATAATCTGTTTCTTTTCTGTACTGCGTCCTTAGCGGCATTGCTTATCCCTAGTCATTTTTTTAGGACTAAAACGAGTCCCGTAATGCGTTTTTAAATCGTGTCCATTTTGTATCAACAATCATACTGCCGCTGTATTGAACCATCCAATAAATATCATCCCTTTTCCAAATAAGTCGCCAGCTTGAGCAGTATCTGTTTTTTCTCACTAGGATGTATTTGCATGTGCTTTCGCTTTTGATGTCCATCAGAGGATTTCCCCATGCTCGGATCACGGCGTTAACGTTTGATCCAGGCGGGGGCCAGCTGTCCATCGGGTAGCCTGATAATGGCAGATGAAGCGAATGTGTTTAGTGCGAGTGTTAATAAAACTATAGCCGTGATTATGCTTTTCATTTTTGTTGCATCCTTGCTTTGCGCATTTCCCTGTTTTACTTACGGTACCAGCGTTCCCTTATCGTCTGCGCTATTCGGTATCCGTTCCCTTTGCTAATCCAGAGAGCATATTCTGGAAATAGGCTGTATGAACATTAGGCTAAGGTTGGCCCGTTTACTAGTGCTATCTGTTTCTTTAGGCGAGTGCTGGATAAAACCGGAATTGTTCTTCCAGAAGGTCAGGCAACGCATGTCTTACGACATAGCTTTGCTAGCCACTTTGTTATGAATGGTGGGAATATTATCACGTTACAAAGGATTCTTGGTCACTCTTCAGTTAATACAACCATGCGTTATGCTCACCTGTGCCCTGACTTTTTAAATGATGCTATTAAGTACAATCCGATGAGTGGTATGGGTATGTTCTGACCTTTAAATATGAGTAACTTCTAATATGCCTTGGCGTGTAGTTGTATAGGTATGCAAGTGTAGATGTTAGTCCTGTTGATTTGTAGATTGTTTAAACCTGTAGGTTTGTTGTACATTGTTATTTAGGTGGTTTATTTTCTTTTTTGTAGATGTGTATGTGCTGATTTGTAGATGTTGTAGTACATTGTTGTACAAGTGTTAATGTTTTTTTCGAGGATAGTATGACTTTCAAGCATTTTGATTTAGGCGTTGTTACGTGGCGTGATGAGAAGTCTTGAATCCGAAGGATTTACCCCATCTCAGAACTAAATAAACGAGATAAGTAAGCGCAATTCAATTGTTAGTTTCGACACATACCGTAAATCTCAAACTCCAGACATGAAAAAGGCCTGTAAAAACAGGCCCTTATCACTTGTGCTTTGGTGGAGGTGGCGGGTTTCGAACCCAGATACTACGCTTCTCGTTGTGCCAGTACATACCATAACACTAGGGTTTTAAGGCTTTATGGTTTTGTGTCGAGGCCGTTAAACCACTATACAAAGCTATGTTTTCGACACTTTATCGACACATGTCACAACTGCACGTTGTTTCGCTGGTATCTTCATATAAGATTGTGCACTATCATTCAAACGTGATGTTGTCACAATTCTCCAGCACTAAAGTGTGGGGTCAATACTCACAATAGGGAAATGTATGAGTAGTGCAGATATAAATGAGGTTGCCAGCTACCTCATATTAAAAGGGGAAGTTGGAATAACTCATAGAGAGTTACAAAAATTATTGTATTTCTCTCAAGGCTTTTATCTTGCTCAGTATGGTGAGCCGCTTTTTGATGCTGATATGGCTGCTTGGCAATTTGGCCCAGTAAACGTCTCAATATGGAGTCGGTTTAAAAGTAGAGGGTATAGTTGCTTAAGTGTTTCGAAGGATGTTTCAACTATCACATTAGATGATACAAGAAAGAAATTTCTAGCTGGAATATTAGCCTCTTTTTTAGTTCTCGGGCAGTCGGCCTTAATTGATATGTCGCATACAGACTACCCATGGGAAAGAAATTATATTGCAGACAGGAATAATCTGATCGAGAAAGATCTTATAAAGGAGTATTTCAATACGTTTGAAAGTCAGGAGCAATATATTAAAATTGCTAAAGAGAAAGTTGAGTTTTCAAATTTAATAGATAAAAGAACTGCTTATCTGTCTTCACTTGATGAAATTGGAGATGATTGGATATCTGGTGTTTCTGTGGCGCCAACAAAAGAAATTTGCGATGAGTGTAAGAAATTCTTGAATATATTTAGGCGAGACTTGTTTGCAAAAAATGCTGTGCCAAAAATACCAAAATTGTTACTCGGTCCAATACCTACAGGTGGAGTGGGGATTGAGTTACACCTTGAAAATAAAAATATTTATTTGCATTTTCATAACGAATCTCTGGTTGAGGTCTCCATTGAAGTTGGTGATAACTTTGAAGAATATGATATTGTACTTGAAGATTTCAATAAAGATATTGGTGTGTTTTTGGAAAGGGTAGCATAACAATGTTAATTAATGATGGTGATACTCTTTATCGATACGCTCGTCCTGATATCCTTCCAGAAGGTCAAGATGAATTACCTCTTTCAATTTTTAATGATCCTGAAATGTCTTGTGATTGGATGAAGTATCAAAAGAGTCCTAAGTGTTCTCCTCAGGTATTACATGGTAAAAATATGGTTATTTCAATAACTATTTGTGAGGAGATTAGGAATCCTAGAAACCCCAAAAGAGTTGGTGAGGTAGTAAGTGATTGGATGCAACAGGTCTTATATGATCCCGTAGATATAGTTGTAAATGATCCATTTACACCAAATAAATCACACTCACTTATTAAGGGAAAGAAAAAATGTGCAGTAACTACTGCTATACGTAAAAATTCGACGTTTGAAGTTTTTTTAGTCGTCACCTAACAATCTCTTCGATCTAACTCAGTTAAACTGATACTAAAATTTCTAGCGAAATGATAGTGCTAGGGGTATCAAGAAGTATGTTTTTTGGCTGAGTAGACTTTTTTATGTCGTCTGTAACTCAGCTAAAGAAACTTAATCTCCAGTCCCCTTGTTTAGCTTATAATTTCACTGTCATTAGCTTTCTTATAGGAATTATATGAAATCATCGACATTAAATACGCTATTAGTTGCGAAGTCTATTCTTGGTGAAACAAAGTACTTAGTCAATTCAGGAGACAAGTACTCTTGTACCGCTGGAATAATTTTACTGCAGGATTTTGTAGAGCTTGTTGTATTAGCCGCTTTAGATGAATTAGATGTAGAGGAGCAGAGAAGTCTCGCGTCGATGCCGTTTGATGGGTTGCTGGGAGAGCTCAAAAAACTAAAAGTTCCAATAATAAAATCAGGTACTATCAAAGCATTAAATAAACAAAGAGTTATTTCTAAACATTATGGGCAGTTGGCTGAACCTACGTCTGTTATTAATTATTTTGATGTGGCTCTGAAATTTGTAGATGCCCTTTTAGAACATGTAGTTGGCTCTAAACTGCAGGATATTTTCTTAACCGATATATTGAATGATGGTGTTGTGAAAACTTTAGTTAAACAATCCATAGAATTTTCTGAACAAGATAAATTTTTAGATTCGTTAATTTGTTTAAGGAAAGCGTTTTTTGTTGCTTATGAGTATGATTACAGTGTCTATTATTTTAGGAATGGTCTAGAGAAGAAGAGTGGATTGCTTGGATTAAGTCTACGTGGTGGCATAAAAGCAAATTATTGGGCTAAAGATAAAGAATGGATTCGAACCCATGTAAAAAAACCTATGGATTACATGCAAGTAAATCACGCACAGCTAAAAACCGACTGTATGGAGTTGGGAGTTAGTACGGTTGATATTGAAAATTTCAGAAGACTTACGCCCGAAGTCATTAGAACGGAGGATCAATCGTGGCACTTTGAATATACAACTAGTTTTGTAGCTAATGAAATTAATAAAGATAACTTTAATTTTTGCTTAGATATATTACTAAACTTTCTGCTTAAAAAGCAGGAGTTTGATTCAAGCAGAAAATATCCTAAATATGATAAATCGATTATGGCTCCACCTATATATATAGGGAAGCCAGTGTTTGAAAAACCGTCTCAGAGGTCTTCTGTTCTAACTGAAGTAAGGACCGAATATTATTACACTGTTGAACGTGTAGTAACTGGGTTTGATTCGTCTGAAAGGTATTTTTATGTATATTTATATCCACAAAAAGAACAGTATCAGAATGAAGAAGCCTTTCAGGGTTTTTTACTTATTGAGGATAGTAGCGAAGGCTGTTAAATTAAGCCTAATAATTTTCGTTAGTCGGTATCAGTCCCTGTTTTTCTGTAGACACTTTATTGGTGTATAGATGGCTGTTTGTTACTTTCTTTTATGCTTAGCAATTAAAACGAATCTCTTAATGCGTTTTTAAACCGTGTCCATTTTGTATCAACGATCATGCTGCCGCTGTATTGAACCATCCAATAAATATCATCCCTTTTCCAAATAAGTCGCCAGCTTGAGCAGTATCTGTTTTTTCTCACTAGGATGTATTTGCATGTGCTTTTGCTTCTTATATTCATGTCTGGATTTCCCCATGCTCGGATCACAGCGTTAACGTTTGATCCAGGCGGGGCCAGCTGTCCATCGGGTAGCCTGATAATGGCAGATGAAGCGAATGTGTTTAGTGATAGTGTTAATAAAACTATAGCCGTGACTGTGCTTTTCATTTTTGTTGCATCCTTGCTTTGCGCATTTCCCTGTTTTACTTACGGTACCAGCGTTCCCTTATCTTCTGCGCTATTCGGTATCCGTTCCCGTTTTGCCGTATTCACTCGCAGTCTCTTTTAACTCAGGGCTTATTTGTCCGATTTCTGGGTTTACTGTATCTAGCGTTAGCCAAAATGTATAAGCCGGATATCCCTTACAAATTGCTTTTAGTATAGAAGATGAAGGATCTGTTCCTTTGTTCTCTATGCTCTCTAAAGTTCTTTGAGAAATGCCTAATTTATCTGCAAAGGCTTTTCTACCCATTCCTTCTGAATCTCGAATAGCTCTGATTTTTTCTGATACGCTTATTGACATACCCATATTTCAGTATCTATACTCATATTCCAGTTACTCATATTTCAGTATCTGGTTTAGTTTATTTCTTAATGACGAAGTATAGAGGCGCAACGATGGAACAACAACCGATTACACCTGTGTCTATCCCGATGCCGCCTCTTATGCAGTGGAGAGCGTTTGCGGATTGGATACGTATGGATCATGGCGTTGTGCGTGGATGGCTTGATAACGGCTACCTACCGACTCAAAGAATTGGCAAACATCTTTTAGTCAACGTTGCTCTCTTATCTAAAAATTTATTGGAAAAGGATGACCTGGTCTAGTCATTCATCAGTAAGTATCAAGAGGTGAAAGGTATGGATATTCAAAGCGTTTCAAAACAAGTCCCCTTAATGGATAGGTCAAAATTTGCTGAAGAAGTCGGCATTTCTTTAGCCACTTTAAACGAGATGATCAGAAAAGGTTATGTCCCTGTCATCCGTCTCAAAAATGCTAATGGCAATACAAAACGTTCATTAGTTAATTTGGCAGCCCTTCGCATTACGTGCTTAAACGAGGAGGGGTTGCCGTCATGAAAAACCCTAAATACTCCCTGTTTCGTCGCTTCTGTGCGGATTCCTGCAAAAAGCGTGTAGTGACTCATAGTGACTATATGCAGGCGGTGGATATGTATCTCGAAATCTCCCGTTCCGGTGATACATCGTTAAGAAAAATTCATTACCGCTGGGTTCAGCTGCTAAGCCTTAAATTCAGACGTACCTCGTTTATGGCTCCGAACCCTACTCAATACCCTCGTTCAGTGTTCATGGCTCTAAAAAGTCATAGCGCTATCAGTTCCCGTATCGACGCTAAAGTCATTCAAGACTATAACAGCGTCGGGGGCCGTTGGACTGCTCACCCAGTTCGACGGTTTTTCAGAGCGTTTCAACGTGACTTTTTTGGTTACCCGAAAAAGCACAACACTCAACAGCTAGCACCTGCAACTGCTCGGGCCTCGGTCTCTTCATACCTTACCGCAGGCCCGTCACATTCTAAAAAAGGGTGTTCATTATGATCATCCTTACTACCAAGCCAGGTATCGGTGAATTTTGCACCCGTTGTGGTGAACTGTTCACAGAAACTAAGGCCTTTGCGGCCTTTATTGATCCTCTTTTAAATCGCGGTGCTTTAACTCTGTACGGAGCCGAGTGTTGCAAAAAATGCGCTGAAGCAATGCAGCGGATGGGAACTATTTTAAGAACTCACTATGCGACGACGTTTGGCATTAAAGAGCTGAAACTCGACCCTGTTCATTTGTGTCTTGTTTCCTGGTCAAGCTGGTGTCCGAAAGCATATGCCGAGTTTGGAATTCTTCATCGTCCAACATTAACAGCGTTCATCAATTCTCAAATCAAAGGTGTTTCTCATGGAAGTTAATATGACAGTAATCGTCACAGCGGCTAAACGCTATGACTTCGACGGTAACAAAGGTGCGCAGTTTTATACCCTGGGCGACATGATCGAAGAAGAGGATCGTGTGGGTTGTCCCGTTATGAAATTGTCCGGTGAATACAATGTTTTGGATAATCTGCGCGGCGTTAGATTACCGGCGCGATTCGATCTTAAATGTGATGTTCAAGTCGGTGCTAAAGACTCGATGAAGTACCACGTTGTTGGAGCAGCTCCTACGATGACTGCTCAACAGGAAAAAGCTTCTCAGCCTGCCAAGGCGTAGCCGTGCAGATAGCGGTCCGTTTTCAGAGAGAGTCAGTTTTCTCATCTGAAAAACCGCAAACGCACATTCTTAAATAACACACGTAACGTGGTGAACTATGAATTATTTGGGGTGCAACGGGAGTATTACCGAGAATGTTGACGGTTTTCCGCTGTGCTCCGATGGCTGGTTGGTTGTTTCTCAGGAAGCAATTATCCAGCAGTCTATGGTCATATCTCAACAAGATTCAGCTGAGTTATGGCCATTACTCTTAGGTCTGCTAGTCCTTGGCGGATCTATTAAAATTTTGAGAAATGTTTTCTCACAAAATCTAAAGGGTGGCTGATTATGTCTCGTAAATTTATGAAAAAACTGGCAGCGGGTGGTGTTGCTGTTTCTGGTCTTGTGGTTATGGCTTCGGCTAATGCAGCGCTTGATGCTGCGGTGACTACTCAGATCGCTACGACGTCCGCAGATATTACCGAAGCCGGTACTTTGCTGATTGGTTTGGCGGTTGTGGCCATGGGTCTTCGTTGGGTTAAAGCTACGTTCTTTTAACCTGGTGCCTCTTTAAACAGGGGGCATTACGTCCCCTTTTTTTGTGGAGAAATTTATGCTGATTGATCCGTATTCATTAATTCTTATTGTAGGCTTGGCGTCTCTTGCCATTGCAGCATCATGATTTCCTTTTCCTACTTAAAACCTAATTTCAAATCGCACCTGCTCAATTATTTCTTTGTTGTTATTTTCTTTTGTGTTGGTTTTTTTCCCGTTTCTTTATTTGCTGCTGATTATTATTGGAAAACTGGTTATACAACTCAAGGAATTCCAAGTGGCTCTTATATTAATTCATCACCTGTTGCGGGTTGCTATGCGTTAGTTGCTGATAAGGGTTGGACAGAAGCTAGTCCAAATAAAAGTTCAGATCGTTATAATTGTTCATCCAGAATGGCGCCTAATGCTCAGGGTTATACTCAATTTATTAGATATGGTAACGGGTGTCCTGAGGATACTGTTTATAATTCTGATACTTTGGTATGTGATGCTCCGGCTGAGCCAGAACATTGTACAGATTTAACGGGTACTACTGCTCAAGTTGCTTCTGCTAATTTATCAATGTGTGTTTCTGGTTGTCGTGCTACTACGTCCGGTTCTTCTATTACAGTTCAGTTAACTGGTGGAGATACTGCACCTAATACTTATACCTATAACGGTGAGGAATGTAATACCAATCCTTTAGTACCTTGGCAGACTAAATACGGTGATCTTTTTAATGGTACTGATCATGCTTTGCCTGCTCCTACTCAGGCTGAAAAAGACGAAGGAGATATGCAGACGTGTTATACGGCTGATGGTAAATATCTAGGCCAGGTCTCTGCTTCGGTCAATTGTCCGACATATCAACAGGCTTGTTACGATAATGATACGGGTGCTAAAACGTCGGTGATTGGTCAGGGTCAGTCTTGCCCTAATAATTCCAGTTCGTTGGCGGCGGCTTCTCGGGATACGATTAAAAAATGGGTTGAAAATAAAATCCTTAATCCTGATGGTTCTATTACTGAAAATAAAACGACCAGAACAACTGAGACGGGTGTTGATGGATCTACACATACCACTACTACCAGTACAACAGGTGGTACTAATGCTGATGGTTCGCCTAAAACTGAGACTACCACAACGACTATTGCAGTAGGCGGTGGCGGTGGCGGAGCTGATGAAGAAAAATCTAAAACATCGGTTGATTTGAAGTGTAAAACTCCTCCGGTTTGTGTCGGTGATGCGGTTGATTGTGCTTCATTAGAATTAAATTGGTTAGAGTTTTGTAAAGCCCAGGGCGCTGAATTTGGTGGATTAGATCAATGCGTTGAGCCTCCTACCTGTACGGGAGATCCGTGGCAATGCACCTTGATTATTCAGGATTGGAAGTCGTCGTGTAATCTTTCACCTGATGCATTAAATAGCGCTCTTGATGCTCCCGATACTGCTTATGATGATATTCGTACCTTAGTCGGTGATAACACTGATTCTGATGGTTCTTTATCTAATATTACGGAAGAGATTAATGTTGAGCAGGCTTTAGGCTTAGGTTCAATTCTGGCTGATAACGGGCGTTCGGGTTCTTGTCCTCCTAATGTTGGTTTAGGCATGTCTATGGCTGCTATTTTCAAATTCGATTCGATTTGTCAAATGATGGAAGCATTGCGGCCACTGGTATTATTCTCGGCGGCTTTCATGTGCATGATGATGATTTATCGTGGATTAGTGGAGAATATGTAAATGATGTGGGGAACGATTTTAACATTTATATTTTCAATTGCGGGCCCGTTGGTTTTTACCATTATTCGCATAATTGGTGTATCTGCGGTTACGTTTTTGGGGATGAATTTAGCGGTGGGTTTTGCGGTTGATTATATGCTTGATAATTATAATGGCCTGCCTTCTCAGCTTCTCGGTTTAATGGATTTATGCGGCGCTAATTCGGGTTTGGTTATGATTGGCGCCACTATGTCCTCTGTTGCAACATTCAAAGCGGTTAACCGTTTAAATTCAGTGTGGCGTGCTCCAGGCTCAGGCCCTAAACCGTGGAACGCATAGGAGGATAGAATATGTTTTTCTTATTTACGGGTCAGCCAGGCTCTAAAAAAACAGCCAACATGATCCACTTCGTTATGACGGATCCGCAGTTTAAAAATCGTCCGGTGTATTTTTATAATATCACTGAGTGCATTGTTCCTGGTTGGGAAGAACTGACAAAAGAACAGGTGTTAAATTGGCCTAATGAATTACCAGAAGGGGCGGTGTTGCTGATCGATGAAGCTCAGGAAATTTGGCGTCCTGCTGCCTGGGATAAAACTCCGCCTGAGCATGTAACCGGATTGGAAAAACATCGTCATCGTGGTCTGGATATACTCGCGACTACTCAACATCCCATGCTTATTCATACAGCTGTCAGAAGGCAGGTTCAACAACATAGGCATATTTCAGCGGCGTATGGTTTACGTTCAAAAGCTATGATCTGGGAAAAATGTGTTAATGATCCTGATGAGCATTTTACGAAACAAGATGCGGCCAGTGAGTCAGCCAACGTTCCTAAATCAGTTTTTCAGCTTTATAAATCTACGGCACTAAATACCCATAAAGTGCGTGTTCCGAAAAAACTCTACTTTGTTGGGTTTATTGTGGCGGCGGTTTTGATTGGCGGGATTAATTTTGTGTATGACATGTCGACCAGGGCTAATGATAAACAATCGGTTGCCGGTGGGTTGTCCGGTGTGGTGTCTACTATGGCGGGCGGTATTACTCAGGCTGCTCCTTCTCAAAATAAATCTTATGCGCCGATTTACCCTGTTGATCCGATCAAATATTTATCTATGTATAAACCTAGGATTGAAGGGCTTCCAGCCACTGCTCCTATCTATGATGAATTACAAAAGCCGGTAGTGGCTCCGCGTGTATTGTGTGTGCGTATTCATTTGAAAGAGGGTGCGAGTTGTAAATGCCTTACCCAGCAGGCCACTAGGGTAAATGTCCCTCTTGGTCGATGTGATTCATTAATTGATGATGGCATGTTTGATAATACTCGCACGCAAACAGTCTCCTATGATCGACGTGGTGATTCAGACAATAAAATAACTCAAGGTCAAAGGAGTGATTTATGATTATTGCCCCAATGCTCGCCCTTTTTCTGTTTACCTCTTTGCCGGTTGTCCAGGCTGAGACGGACTATGCTCCTGATTCGGAATGTCTGTACCTGGTGAAACAGTTAGAAGATATAAAAGATGCTCGTGCTATTGGTGGCTCTTCTCATTATTTCAGAATGTTAGCTGTTGAAAATAAGCGGCTCTATGATTTATTTAATATTTTGAATTGTTCATTTACATCTAAATTATTACAGAATCGGGGGTGATTTATGGATGATATACAGCATGTGGTTGAAACGTTATTAACGATTAATACCGTTCAAACGGGGATCTTTGTCGCCCTGGCTATTGGTGTGTCGAATGTTTTATTAGGTTCTATTACCAGTTATCGACTTGATCGCAACGATACTATTAAGGCGTTAAAAGCTGAGAATAAAAAGCTGTCTGATTTATTGTTTTCTACTTCTACTCCTTATGAAGAACACTCTTAATGGTCTTTTCTGATATGCGCGCGCCCCTGTGTGCATGGATGAGCGGAGCCCACAGGACAGGGGCGCAGATCACGACCCCTGTAACACGTGAAATATAACCCTTTAGATATACCCGTTGTATGTGTTTAGGCAGTTAGATAAACCATTAACCTTTATTTTCGTATGGTGAGATATGAAAAACCACGCTACTAGAGTTAATTCATTTGATTTTTCAGAGTCAAATACAGGTGATATTTTTATTGGTCAGGATTTCCAATCAGATCTATCAGATATCAATGTAATCATGTCTTCTGTTGATACGGTTAGGCAGTTATATCGTTGTACCCTTGATCATAATTGGTTATCTGACTTCGAGAATAGAATCCTCGTACATAGATCAACGGTTCAAAAGGTTCAATTGAACGGTTTTGATTTTATTCTCGGCTCTGGTGGTGCTTCTCGCTTTCAATATCGGTTACAGAACAATGAATTAGGAATGATTGTCTTTGTTAAGTCAGGATCGGTCAAAGGTGAATTTGAAGGGACTCATATTAAGATTGAATGTTCTCCAGGGCTGCTATTACGTTACAAGGTTGATGTTGTGCAAGCATGGATGGATGGTGTCGTTTCTGAATTAACTCAAGGTGAAATCTTTTACCAGGGCGTAGCAATACATTTGGCAGTTGATGTGCAGGGTTGGGACGTTCCTAAAGACTTTATGCAACGTTTACATTGTAGATCGTCTAAACGTGTTTCTTACGATGGTATAGAGACAGCTGAATATACGTTAGCGGGTGTTTCAGCTACGTATGGTGATAATGAGACTATGACGTTTGGTTCTGTTAGTGCTGTTCAATTCTCTAACTATGACAAGACTAAGCAAATGGTTGTTATGGATAAATCAGACTTCTTTAAGTCTGCTTGGTCTGGTGAATTTGCTACCCCTCTGTGTTTCTCTGAATATGACCCTGATAAGCCTGTAAGACGTTTAGAGATGCGTTTTCATCATAGTGTTATCAATCAGTTTCATGAGGGATTACTCAAGCTAGATGGTGAGAAGGGTGGTTCTATGAAGTCATATAAGGATGTATATCATCACCTCGGGGCTTTATGGCGCTATGCAATGAATCAATTCAAGCTGATGTACAACGAAGAATGGTTCGATCCTACCTGGACTATGTTTACTCAGGATGCCAATTTTAGCCAGGCACATGATGATGCTAAATATAAGCGTGTTTACAAAGAACCAGGACGAGATAACTCGCGGAATATAGGCATGATGTTAGGGAATATGATTTCCATCTATGCCAGGAACAAAACTAAAGCTCATGTAGCTATAAAAGCACTGGTTAAGATGCCTTTATGGGATGAAATCTGTGGTTATCTCTCAGATAAGGGAATGTCCTTCGACATGTTTTACCGGTGGTTCTCAGATGCCTTACTTGAAAGGCGTATGCGTTCAAAATGGGGTTAGTATTTGGCGTTGCTAACTTCTCATGCTTACGATCCTAAGCGTTACGTTATTCAATGTGCTTTTTTTACGTCATCCCGATAACGTAAATTCATGGGTGTTTATTCGAGTAGGAATTTATGATTAAACAAAAACCTAATGGAAAGTGGTTAGTTGATATTGAACCGGTCAAAGGTAAACGGTTTAGAAAGACGTTTGATACCAAGGCTGACTGTAAACGTTACGAAACACTTATCCTGTCAAAATTCACAACTAACAATGAATGGGTAAATCCTAATTCTGATAAACGTTCGTTGGTTGATATCGTCGATCTCTGGCACCAGCTGCATGGCCATACCCTTAAAGATGGGTTTCGTCGATTCAATGCCTTGATCAGATTGAGCAATGATTTAGGTAATCCAGTTGCGTCCAGGTTAACGTCTTCTATGTTCCTCATGTACAGAAAGCAAAGAATCAACCAGGGACTGAAACCAAAAACACTGAATAACGAGCTGATCTATATCAGAGCTGTGTTTAATGAACTGATAGCTCTACAACAATTGAACTATGTGAATCCTCTGGAGAAAGTGAAACCTTTGAAAGTACCTGAAAGGGAACTTACCTGGTTAAACAAGGATGAGATTAATGAATTGTTCGCAGCTGTAAGTCAGAGAACTGGTTATAACCTGAACCCTCATTTGTTTTTACTAATCGAAATTTGTCTTTCAACAGGTGCCAGGTGGTCTGAAGCTGAAGGTTTGAATGCTTCATTAGTAAAAAACAACCAGGTAACTTTTGTAGATACAAAGAATGGTAAAGCTAGAACTGTTCCGATCTCAGAAGATCTGGCAAATAGACTGTATAAACACTGGATTGAGTTCGGCCCGTTTACTAGTGCTATCGGTTCCTTTCGACGAGTCCTAGATAAAACTGGAATGACTCTCCCAGAAGGTCAGGCAACACATGTATTACGACATAGCTTTGCTAGTCACTTTGTAATGAATGGTGGGAATATTGTCACGTTACAAAGAATTCTTGGTCACTCTTCAGTCAAGACAACCATGCGTTATGCTCACCTGTGCCCTGACTTTTTAAACGATGCTATTAAGTACAATCCGATGAGTGAAGTCAGAAATATGGAATAG